GAGCCTACAGGTAACGACATGGATCTGTTCAACTCCTACATCGGAACATTGCAGCTGATGAGGAAGTACTTAGGAGATGCAGGTACAGGTGATAAGGCACTTTATGAGTCGATATTTGATAGCATCCTATTCAAGTGCTTCTTTGTCGAGGTCGTAGGAGAGCCTCCTGATGACATCAAGATCACACTGGCACAGTCAACTGAACGAGAGAACTTTGACCTCGACCGAGAAGTGAAGACTTCAATGGTCAACGCTTTCTATGAGGTCTTTCCAGCTCTCCTGGCACGTCAGGCTGAGGTGGATCAAATGATGGACAGGTACTACCAGTACCTCCCACTTTGGTCTGAGGGGGATGGAAAGAGAAAGGAAGCAAAGAAACAGAGATAGGTCTGTTGAATTTTAATTTCTACATATAATTCCACATACACATTAAAGAGAAGAGTCACAGACCAATTCTGGATTTTATAGGCGATTTATTCAAAGCATACTGATAATTACATTTAAGCCCAATCCAAGTGAACAACTGATGCCGACAGCGGATTGGAAGCATTCGGAACATAGGAGGTTCACATGCCCAAAGTAGTTTATGATGCAGCAAGAGGTCTCGTACAGGAGACAGGTTCGGGTGTAGTTTTCACAACAGACTCAATAGTCTTTAGCTCACTGCCCACGTCAGCAGTTCAAGCCATCACGACAAACGCCGCAACGATCACTGCACCTGGTGTCTACACCGTCGCAGGCGCCGGAGTACTCACCACGTTTGTCCCAGCTCCGTCCTCTATCCCAGGCGGCACAGTCATCGTAAGAAGTCTGTCGTCCCATGCTCATGCACTCACAGGATCAGCAGCGGTTGCAGGTCTTAATATCTTTAGAAGCTCACCTCTCACCACAGCAAACGTCGTAGGCCAGAAGTTTACTTTTGCAGTAACAGCCGGCGAAACAGTCACACTTATCTCAGACGGTCTTGCATTCTGCATAGCAGCAGGATCAGGCTCTATCACAACACCATAATAAGTGATACATGGGTGTAAGACTACCTACGCCAGAAGAGATAGAAAATCTGATGCGTAATCTCGATCGCGAGGCACAACACGCTGTTGAAAAAGAAACAACAGGCGCTATTGCCCCTCAAGCGCTTGACGAAGTTGAAGAAGAACAGTCCGAGCCTGTGCTAGCACAGGATCCAGCGGCCAAGAACTCTACACAGACTTTGTCAAATAAGACCAAAAGAAAGTAAACACATACTATGACCTCACACCCAGCACATTGTGCTGGGTGTGCTTTTGTTAAGAGAAAATTTAAAGATTGATATGTGGTGCCTGTGTCGTGATAATTATGACAAGGTGGCCGCATGTCAACATTTGTACAAACTCAAAATCCAACGCCGTTCGGCTCCTTTGATTCGGATATGGCGTTTCAAAGTGATGCAGATAAAATGGTTGTCTTTGTCAAGCGTAAGCTTGGTGACGATATTCTTAGCGTAGAATTAACAAAGAAGCAGATTTGGTCAAATCTTGAAGAATCGTGTTTTGAGTATAGCAATATTCTTAATCAGTATCAAGCAAAATCAACGTTGCTTACATACTTGGGATATTCAACAGGTTCAAATTCAGGACTCGAATCTGCATTTCCACGTGAAAGCTTGGAATATCTTGCAAGATTTGCCGACCCTTATGCATCTGAGGCCGGAATAGGCGGGTCATATGACATGCATTCAGGCTCAATTGAGCTAGTGCCTGGAAAACAAGATTACGATCTCTATAATGATCTTAAGAATTCAAGCGGAGCAGCATTAGTAAATACTGCATCTAATAGCAATCCTAAATCAAAAATGCGCATAATGGAAGTCTTTCACTTTAATCCTCAAGCAGCATATAGATTTTTTGATACGACATCTGCAGTAAACTATCTTAATAACGAATTTTCATTTGAATCTTTTACGCCTGAATCAATATTTTATGTATTACCTGTTTTCGAGGACATTCTTAGAGCGGGCCAGTTAGATCTGTCTAACAGAGTAAGACGTTCAAATTATTCCTACAAAGTTGTAGGAACAAAAATAAGAATCTTTCCAACACCTACGCAGCATTCTGCAATTGCAAAGCACCTCTTTGTAAGAGTCAAATTTTGGCAAAATCCTGTTAATCCTAGCTATCAAGATGAAACAATTGGCGGCGTTAATAATCTTGCCAATATTCCGTTTGGAAATCTAAAGTATGCAAGAATTAATAGCATGGGATTGCAATGGATAAGACAGTATACTCTTGCGCTTAGTCTGGAACAGCTAGGCATGATTAGAAATAAGTTTACAACTGTTCCTATTCCAGGAGGCACTGTTACATTAAATGGAGCAGATCTCACATCAAAGGGCAGAGAAGACAAAAAAGAGCTTATAACAAAGCTTAAAGAAATGCTTGAAACGCTGACATATGACAAGCTAATTGAAAATGCAGCAGCAAGATCTGAAAATCTAACAAAGCAGCTCTTAAAGATTCCCATTCCAAACGGAATGGCGATAACAACGGGGTAAAAAATGAGTAGACTCTTTATCACAGAACGTGAAATTAATTACATTAATGATTTAGCTAAAGAACTCGTTAAGGACGTTGTTGGACAGAAAATATACTATTTTTCAATTAGCAATATAAAATCGCAAGTTCATGATGTTTATGAAGAATCTCCAGACAAGATTTTTGAAAAACCAATTGAAATTGACGCGCTAGTCAAATATTCACCACAAGATGTAAGAACTAACAGATTCGGTTCCGAAGAATACTACTCAATTGAGTGCTATCTACAGTCAAGAGATCTTCTTGATAAAGGCATTACAGTACATGAAGGTGACTTCTTTAGTTATGGTGAAACATTCTTCGAAGTTATTAAATCACCAGCCACAGATGTAATCTTTGGACAGATTGAACACAAGGCATACATCACAATTACAGGCAAACAGTCAAGAAAAGGTCAATTCCTTTCAAAGATCTTTGGTCCAACGTCAGAAGCGTATTCAGACGCAGACGCTGTACAAAATACGTTTGTTCAGCAGCGAGGATTCGAAAAAAATCGTCTTGGTGCAACAGGCGACGTCAGAGATCTTCAAAAGAACGGTGTTCTCGATGCACCACTTACAGGACCAGCAGAAGTGTCGCCAGCAGGCGACCCGGATTCAGTTGGGTCTTCATTCTATGATGAGAGCTAAAAATGCCAGAGCAAATAAAACTTAAAAAAGGCTACGAAGGCTTTAATGTACCTGACAATTTTAGTATTCCTTCATGCGGAATTGAGGACGTTGATCGGGCGGTTTTTGAACTTTTTGATAAAAAGCTGGCATTTGAAATAAAAGTCAATGAGCAAACAACGAAAGTTCCTGTTGTATTTGCTGCCGGCGAGCGCTTTGCATTGACTAAAAGAAAAAAGCCAATTCGCGACAAGAACAATGCCTTAATTTTACCTTTGATAGCAATCAAGCGAACAAGCATTGGTCATAAAACAGAGGCCGAGGTAGGCGGAACTGCAATTTCATTTAGGCAACCTGCAGACTATGTAATCAAAAAAAGGCTAGATCCAAGTGATAGAGGCTACCAAGAAATTATAAATAAGCTCTCGATTAAAAATCAGGATAATGTTTCTGCAAGATCACATATCATTGATAACACGTCATCACCCGGCAAATTTACATTGCCAGGAACAATTGCAACACGTAGAAACGGACCTGCAATTTCCTTCGGTTCAGGTCAACTTCAGACGCCGCTTGATAAGAATCTTTTAGGCGAAAATATATTTGAAATTATTACTATTCCATATCCTCAATTCGTTGGAATGACTTACAACGTTGTATTCTGGACACAGTATATGCAACAAATGAATCAGATCATAGAGACTATGATGATGAAGTTTGATGGGCAAGGACACGAGTTTCAAATAACAACAAACAAAGGTTATAATTTTACAGCATTTGTGCAAGGTCCATTTACCAATAATGACAATTTTGACGACTACACGAACGATGAAAGAATTATAAAATACAGCTTTGATATTAAGGTTCCTGCTTATATTATTGCGCCTAGACATCCTGGCCTTGGATCACCTTTTAGGAAATTTCAATCTGCACCTGAAATTACATTTGGAATCTATGATGCAAGAACTCAAATTGCAGAAGAGCCCTTGAGTCCTTATGCAAATGATAAATTAAATAGATTCATTCTTTCAGATACAGAGCATCTTGATCCAGACGGTCGACCTCATCTTGAAAGAGGCGAAGATCGTGTCAAAGCTGTTGTTCAAGCAGGAAAGAGGAACGAATACCAGAAGATAATATATAGAGACATACGTTCTGGTGAGCAGGTTATTTCCGCACGAAAAGTAACATTCGCAACAGATGAGAAGATTTGAGTTTTCCTAAAGTAGTGGTATATTTATAACCGAAGTGTGAGTGGAGCAAAAATGGCCGAAATAACCTATCGCTCTCCCGGGTTTTTTGAAAGCGAAATTGACTTATCAATTTCAGCACCCGGAGAAGTTACTGCAACACCTGCAGGTGTAATTGGACCATCACCGATGGGACCAGCCTTTATTCCGGTGACTGTGTCATCATTGGCACAATTCAAAGATAGATTCTTTGGAACGTCAACAGAATACAATGATTCGTATTATTCAGCACAAGAATTTTTTAGAAATGGGCAGGCACTTACGTTCCTTAGAACGCTTGGTGCAGGCGCAAATTCAACGATAGCTGATATAGTTCAGACACAAACTCAAGGGACTGCCAAAGGTGCAGGATTCGTAATTAAGGGAACAACGACAGCTGACCTTCGCGCTCGAGGCGCAGTTCAGTTTATTGTTGCAAAACATGCGCTCGCAGGCAACGTCGACGCAGCATATCCCGTCTTTGCAGACAATAATAGCTTTAGTTCGGCTTATGGCGCCGGCGGGTTTGGAAATATCGTAAGAGGCATGCTTATGTTTCCAACCGGCACAAGAGGCATGCTATTAAGCTATAATGAAAACTATTCAACTGCAAACGTTGCAAATGATGCTGCATCTGTTGGAACAGATTCAACACTTTCTACATACAAGACATTTAAGCTTGTAATCTCATCTTCAGCAAGCACATTTGGTGTTACCGACGGAGCCAGCGGCATTAAGATCTTTACAGCGTCGCTTGATCCTGCTAACTCAAATTACATTAGCAGAGTACTAAATACATCACCTGAACTTTTTCAAGAAAAGCAACATCTTCTTTATATGGATTTTGCAGTTGAAAATGAGCTTGCATCAATTTCAACATCTGCAAACAGTATCGCGCTGGTTTCCGGATCAAGCAACACATCACCAACATCAGGCGATCCAACGCAATCTTATCTGAATGCCTTTGGGCGCTTTGATGCAAGATATTCACCTGCAAAAACAACAAAATTTATTTCACAACCATTTGCCGGCAAAGAGTATGACCTGTTTCATTTTGAAACCATAGCCGACGGCGAAGTTTCAAATGATCAATTTAAGATTTGCATTGCAAACCTGAAGCGTTCATCGGATCCATTAAATCCTTATGGAACATTTGATGTTCTAGTTAGAAGCTTCTATGACTCAGATTCAAGCCCAGTCGTTTTAGAGCAATACGGTAATTGCACACTCAATCCTAATAGCGGCGATTATGTTGCAAATAAAATTGGTGATAGAAAGGTTTATTACAATTTTGACACAATTGATCCGCTTGATAAGAACTTCGTAGCGTCGGGCCAACGTGCGAACAAG